TGCCCCGGATGCGGGGCTGACATGGAGTTGATGCATTTGTGTAAAGCCGCATTTTGCTACGCCTGCACGAAATGCGGCTGGGATTCGCCAATCGGCATTGATTCTGAATCGGCGTTCCGAATGGCGATGCGCCGCGCAGAGCCGAAGAATCGCGTGCTGACGCTGGAAGAACTGAAAGCGCATAAAGGCTTTGCATGGGTAGAATGCTCGCCGGAGATTGGGAGCGGCTCTCCAGTTTACGTTGAAAATGGAATTTTATTCGTTGATGGAGACGAAATCAATCTGAACGACAACGATTTTGAATATGGGGAGTGTGAGCGCTGCTGGTTGAGAAAACCGACGGCGGAAGAAACGAAAAAAACGCCTTGGAAGGAAGAAAGCCATGAGTGAAACGCCAAAATGCCCATATTGCGGGGATAGGATGGAACTGCAAATCATAACGCCTGAGTTTGGGAAAGAAACCTATACCGTATGGTATCAGTGCGTGGTGTGCGATAGCACCTCTCCGCAGCTTGAGATTCCCGCAGATAGCACGGACAGCCAGATTAAGGCGAAAGCTCGTGCATCTGTGATGCGCCGCGTCGAGCCGGAAAACCGGGTGCTGACGCTGGCGGAAGCGCAAAAGAAGTGCCAAGAAGATAGAATCACATGGTATGAGCCTTTCCGGCATGAATCACCTATCGTTTTCCCGGCGTATGTTGCGCCTATTGACCCGACGGATGTGCTTGTCAATATATACGCTTTCTTTGCGAGCACAGAAAAAGAGGTCGAGCTTTACGGCAAGACGTGGCGCTGCTGGCTGAAGAAGCCGACCCAGAAAGAGATGAAGGTGACACTGTGGGAAAACTGATGACGAAAATCCGGCAGAAGCTATGCCGACATTGCTTCGCGATGGCACAGATCAAAACGGAGCATGATGAAGAATACTACATTTTTACTCACGTTTGCGTGAAGTGCGGTCAAAACTTTGTTGTGAGAATTCCACGAGATTATATTGATGCGTGGGAAACGGAGGACAAGCCATGAAAACACCTGAAGAGATTAAGAAAGGGCTGGACGCTTGCGGCACGGATGAGTGTCACGGGCAGCACACGGATTGCCCTTATAATGACGGCCATACTGAACCGTGCATCATGTATGTGTGTGGGGATGCGCTTGCCTATATCAAACAGCTCGAAGGCCAGATCGACCGCATGCTCGACTATATGCACGGCGATTGCGGCGCATGCAAGCATCGGAACGTTCACGGCCTCGCGGGGACGACTTGCGGGGATTGCGTGATGGAATGGGAGCACCCGAATTGGGAGTACGCCGGGGAAGCCGACGAGAAGGAGAATAACAATGTTTGAGATTTACAAGGAGTTTATGGAGTTTGCCGTGTACCTCATGGACGGGAATTTCTTCAGCAAATGTGGCGGGCTATTCATCGCCTTTGTTGCCACCGTCTACCTCGTCAAGCTCGTTTGCCTTCCCTTTCATGTCGCGGAAATTTACAAAATGATGAAAAAATAAGCGCACAAACGAAACAGCGCAAACGGAGGTGATTTTATGGCCGCTGTAAAGTGGGTGAAAATCACGACGGACATGTTCGACAACCGAAAAATCAAGCATTTGCGCAAGCTGCCGGACGGCAACAACATCGTCCTCATCTGGGTGATGCTGCTGACGATGGCGGGGCGCTGCAATGCTGGAGGCATGATCTTCCTGACCGAAAACATCCCCTACACGCCCAAGATGCTCGCCGACGAACTGGGTTTTGAGGAAAACACGGTCAAGCTCGCCATCAACGCGCTGGAACAGCTCAATATGGTCTGCACCGATAACGGCTTTTTCTCCATTGCCGGGTGGAACGAGTACCAGAACATCGAAGGCATGGAGAAAATCCGGGAACAGACGCGCCAGCGCGTGACCGCTCATCGCCAGAAACAGAAGGCGCTTGCGGCTGCTGCACAGAGTAACGTTACATGTAACGTTACAGTAACGCAAAGTAACGCAACAGAAGAAGATATAGATATAGATAAAGAGAAAGAAAAAGAATATAGGGATATGGGCGCATCCGCGCCCAATCCCTCCCCCTCCCACAAGCCGAAGAAGCCTGTGAAACACAAATACGGGGAATACGCAAACGTGCTGCTCACAGACGACGAGCTTGAAAAGCTGAAAGAGGCGTTTTCCGACTGGGAAGAACGGATTGAGCGGCTTTCCGGCTACATCGCCAGCACGGGAAAGGCGTATAAAAGCCATTATGCCACCATCCGCAACTGGGCGCGGAAGGATGCACAGGCGCAACCCGTCACACGGCGGGCGGAGGGCGCATCTTACAGCCGGAAGCCGACAAAGGCCGAGGAACTGAATGATTTCTACGACATGGCCGCCAACTGGGCGGCGGAAGGCGGGGAAAACGGATGAAAAACAAAGACATCAGGAGGAACGGCAGCGGCTACTATGACGAAACGGCCTTTAAGGCCATCAGCGGCATGAAGCCGCAACCGGGTGAAATCTGGACGCACAAGGTGAGCGACGGCCTGATGCTGGTGCTCAACCGGGATGAACATGTGTGCGCCTGCCTGAAGCTCGGAGAAAAGCCAGCGATAAACAAAATCATGGTGCGCGGCAAGACGATGATGTGGACGAATCCCATCATGGTCGGCTATTGTTTCGACGAGGTGCTGGAGGCATACGTCAAGACCATGCCGGACACGGAATTTTTGGAAGTGCAGAAAGCCGTCAAAAAGGCGCTAGGGCTTTCTCGTGTGCCGGATAAGGCAAACGGTCAAGCATATGCGCCGGAAGAGCACACGGACGAAAACAGCCCCATCTCGGATGATTTTGAAAAGCTGGTCGATGAGCGGGACAAGCTGAACGCGAAAATCAGTCAAAAGATGATTGACGAGTACACGACCCTCAAAGCGAAAATTAAAGTGCTGGAGGACATGAACGTGGAGAAAGGCGGTGCGCGGGAATGACGAAACAGGAATTTGCGGCGTTTGCCAGCGCATTGAAAACCTACTATCCGCGCGAGCAGCTTCTCCCGAACGAACAGGCCATGAAGCTATGGTATCAGGAGCTTGCGGATATCCCCATGCAGATCGCGGAAGCGGCGCTGCGGAAGTGGGTATCGACAAGCAAGTGGTCGCCCACCATCGCCGACATCCGCGAAATGACCGTCGATGTCAAGCGCGGCGATGCGCCGGACTGGTCAGAGGGTTGGATGAAGGTCAATCTCGCCATCAAACGCTATGGCCGATACAGGCCAACGGAGGCAATGGAAAGCCTCGACCCCATCACGCGGAAGGCCGTGAAGAATCTGGGCTTTCAAAACCTCTGTGATACGGAGGACATCGGCTACTACACGCGGCGATTTCAGCAAATCTTTGAAACGGAAGCCAAGCGGGAACAGATGCGCTATCAGCTCCCGCTCGGCTTGCAGGAAACCATCGCGGAGATTCAAGGCGAGTTCCGCTTCAAGCTCGAAAGCGGGGATGCGCATGGATAAAGAAAAGGTCTGGCTGGTGGAGGCCGTCGGGCGCGACGCTTTCGGGAACTGGCTGCGCGTCTACACGGAGCACCAGTGCAAGAATATCATCGCGGCATGGGATTTCATTCAGAAAATCAATCCGGGCGGGGTTTTCACCTTTGTCTGCATACGGGAGGGCGTGAAAGATGAGCGAGGCCAAGGATTACTTGAACAGAATCAAATGGTATGACGTGCTGATTGACAGCAAGCTGGAGGAAATGGAACGGCTGAACGATCTTGTCCGCCGGATAACGCCCAGCATGAGCGGAGCCGCTGGCGGCGGCAACGGGGACAAGCTCGGCGATACCGTTGCGAAAATTGTGGATTTGCAGGACGAAATCAACCGAAATATTGACGATTTTGTCAATCTGAAAAGTGAAGCCTCCGCTATGATGGAGCAGATCAAGCAGCCTGAATATTATCATGTGTTACATAAACGTTATGTATTATTTCAAACCTTCGAGAGAATTTCAAACGATATGGGCTATTCGTACAGAACCGTTTTGAACCTGCACGGGCGGGCGCTGCAAGCCTTCGAGAAGGTACTGAAAGCAAAGAAATAAAAAGGGCGGCGCATCATTCTGCGCCGCTTTCTTGTTCGTCCCGTTCTATTTGTGCCAAGATGGCGCGAAGGATGAAAGCCTGTACGGATTCACCGCATTTTTCTGCGTGTGTCTGGATGGTTTCCTTCATGCAACTCTCCTTCGGCACACGAATTGTAATTCTGTCTTGGGTAGAAAGATATTTTTCATTTGCCTGCTTGCGCTGCTCATACCCCTTTGTCATGGCGATGCACTCCCTTCTGACATATATGATACCACTGGTCTTGCAAACATGGCAACATGTAAAAATAAACAAAAAACACATGGCAACATGTTGCAAATAGTCAATAGATTTACATGGCAACATGTAGTATAATAAGACCATAGAAAAGGAACAGAACACCGACCGAACAAAACAGGAGGAAACGAAAATGAAAGTTAATTTTACGGCAAAAATGAGGGAGTATATCGCCTTTGAGGAAATGCCCGCCGTGAAGAAGGTTATGGAGTACGCGAAGGAAGACGCTTATTCAGCCAAAGACTGGGCGAAAGTCGCCACTAGGATAGTTTTTGACGATAACGGTGCCAAGATAATTGAAGCAACGGCGAGGATTGCAAAGAATCAGCGCGTTTGGGACGCTTTCGACGAAGAAACGCGACACATTGACATCTGGGTCGAATTTACCGCATTTAGCGAGTATCGTAGCAGTTTTATTATCGCGGGCGTATATCTGACCGACTTGTGGCAGCTCACAAGGGACAATGCCGATGAGATCAAGTCCCACATGTACATCAGACGGTTCAAGGAAGTGAAAGGCTAAGGTTTTCAGAGCGCCCAGCATCCGGGCGCTCTTTTTTTGAAAAGTTTGCATACACTTTCACATAATTTCATAGTATTGCACATTGCGTCTATGATATGATTATAATGCGCGAAGCGAGTAAAGAGAACAAAGCGATAAGCCCGACGGGAAGCACCATTTCCTGCCGGGCTTTTTGCGTGGAACCGAAAGGCGGTGCATCATGGGTAAATTGCAGGAGCTTTACCTCTGCCCCACCTGTATCTGTATTTGATACGCGTCAAGGGTACTGGCAGAAACGGAAAAAGGAATGGAAGGACATCGGGCTGCATAGTGACGTTGGCCGGGATGACCACCTTTTGCGTGGCGGATTCAAAGAACTGGCGCAAAAGAGCGGCATGAACCTCACGGGAACGTCAATCTTTGACCCGGTGCTTTGCGAAATCGTCTATAACTGGTACAGCAACGAGGGCGGCTTGATCTTTGACCCGTTCGCGGGCGGCTCTGTGCGCGGCGTTGTGGCCGAGCTGCTGGGGCGGCACTATATCGGGATAGACCTATCACAGCGACAGGTGGACGCAAACCAAATGAACGCGGACGCGCTGGGCGTATGTCCGGCGTGGCATTGCGATGATAGCAGGAACATGAGTGACTACATACCAGACGGAAGCGCCGATCTGGTTTTTTCATGCCCTCCTTATCACAATTTGGAGAAATACAGCGACCACCCGCTCGACCTCTCCAATATGTCTTATGCGGATTTTTGTGTGGCGTACAGCGATATCATCGGGAAAAGCTGCCGGAAGCTCAAGGATAACCGCTTTGCGGTCTTTGTCGTCGGGGATATCCGGGACAGCAAGGGCGCATATCGGGATTTTCTCGGCCTGACAAAGCGGCTTTTCATCAAAAACGGCTTGTATCTGTATAACGACTCCATCCTGCTCAACCAGTATTCAACGGCACCGATGCGAGCCGGGGGCGCGTTTTCCGCAAGCCGGAAGGTAGCAAAGGTTCATCAAAACGTGCTTGTCTTTTACAAGGGCGACATGAAGAAAATCAAGGAAACATTCAAAAATGAGTTCAAAAAAGCACCGCTTGAACGGTTTTTGACATGAAAGGAGGCGAAGATTGTGGTGAAGATGACCGACAAGCAAAAAAGATTCTGCGACGAATATCTGATTGACATGAACGGCGCTCAAGCCGCAATCCGAGCCGGATATTCAAAGAAAACCGCAAAGCAAATTGCAACTGAAAACCTATCCAAACCTTACTTGCGCGAATACATCGACAAACGGATGGCCGAAAAGGAAGCGGCGCTCATCGCCGACCAAGATGAGGTTATGAAGTATTTAACGGCGGTCATGCGCCGGGAAAAGGCGGAGCATGTCGTCGTCACCTGCACGGAAGAAACATCCTCCTATGTGCCGGATGCGGAAGGCAAGATGCGCAAGCAAACGGTGAAGAAGGAAACGCCGCAAATTGTCGAAATCCCTGCCAGATTGCAGGACAGCAACAAGGCGGCGGAGCTGCTGGGCAAGGCATACGGCATTTATACCGACAAGGTGGACGCGGATGTGGACATGAATCTGAATATCAAGGTGGATTATGGAGAAGAAAATGACGGTTGACGTTCTGGGAACGTCATATAGTATTGAGTTCTTCGATTATGACGAAAAGCCGTATTTCAAGAAACATGGGGTAGACGGTTATTGCGACAGCGTGACCAAGGAAATCGTCATGTGCAATATGCAGACATATCCGGGGGGATATGAGGATGAAACGCCTGAATATTGCAGAATGATCGAAAAAGCAACCCTGCGGCATGAAATCGTTCACGCCTTTTTCAATGAAAGCGGCCTTTGCTCAAGCTCATTTGAATTTGGCGGCGCATGGGCGAAGAACGAAGAAATGGTTGACTGGATTGCTTTACAGTTTCCAAAGATGATGAAAGCATTTGAAAGCGTTGATGCGTTGTGAACATAACGGTTAAAGCAAACCCTATCTTCCGCGAAGTTGACCAAAGCCGGAAGCGGTACATCATAATGAAAGGCTCGGCTGGCTCGGGAAAAAGCGTTGACACGGCGCAAAACTACATCCTCCGCCTGATGCGCGACGCTGGGCGGAATCTGGTCTGTATCCGCAAGTCGGATATCACCAACCGCGACAGCACCTTTGCCGAGCTGACGGGCGCGATTTATCGCATGTTTGGCGATAAAGCAGACCAGTATTGGGCGATTACAATGTCGCCGCTGAAGCTGACCTGCCGCCACAATGGAAATCAGATCATCTTCCGAGGGATGAACGACGAGCGCCAGCGTGAGAAGCTGAAATCCATCACATTCCAGCGCGGCAAGCTGACAGACGTTTGGTGCGAAGAGGCCACGGAGCTGACACAAGCGGACGTTGAAATCATCGACGACCGTCTGCGCGGCGAGCTGCCGCCGGGACAATTCTATCAGATACGCATGACCTTCAACCCGGTCAATAAGAACCACTGGATAAAGCGTGTCTATTTTGACATGCACGATGACAATGTGCTTTGCCATCATAGCACCTATCTGAATAACCGCTTCATTGATGACGCATACCGGGCGCGTATGGAGCGCCGAAAGATCGTAGACCCGGAAGGTTATACCATATACGGCCTCGGCGAGTGGGGCGAAATTGGCGGTCTGATTCTTCACAACTGGGAGGTCAGCGAGATTTCCCAAGACATGAAGGACTATCACGATGTCGCCATTGGGCAGGACTTCGGTTTCAACCATGCCAACGTCATCTTGACGCTCGGCGAGAAAGATGACGATATCTACATCATGCGGGAGATATACGTCTTTGAGAAGGACACGTCCGAAATCATCCAGATGGCGGAAGATACGGATGTTCCAAAAAACAGGATGATGTGGTGTGACAGCGCAGAGCCGGACAGAATCCGCATGTGGAAGAAAGCCGGATATCGTGCCAAGGGCGTTGACAAGGGCGGCGCGAAAGGCTCTATCAAGGCGCAAATCGACTGGCTCAAGCAGCGTCACATATACGTTCACCCGTCATGCGTGAATACGATCAAAGAGTTGCAACAATGGAAATGGCAGAAGAACGAGCAAACAGGCGAGTATCTGGATGAACCCGTCGCCTTTCAGGATGATGCGATGGCCGCGCTGCGGTACGGCGTGGAATCGTGGCGGAAGGCGCGGGGCTGGATGACATGAGAAAGAGCGAAAGGCGGTGAAACCGATGCTGACGGTCGAGGAAATCAGAACATTTATCGAGGCTGACAAGGGCAGCAAGAAAAAGCAGCTTGCGATGGTTGGCCAGCGGTATTATGAAGGCCAGCACGACATTCTGAAAAAGAGGATTTTCTATTTCAATGCCGACGGCGTTCTGGAAGAAGATAAAATCAGTGTAAACACAAAAATTCCGCACCCCTTCTTCAAAGAGCTGGCAGACCAAGCTGTTCAATACCTGCTATCCTGCAATGATGGCTTTATCCGCTCGGATGACCCGGATTTGCAAAGAGAGCTTGACGATTACTTCAATGAGAATGAGGATTTCATCGCAGAGCTGAACGAAATCCTGACGGGTAGCATCGTCAAGGGCTTTGAATATGCCTATGCCTTCAAGGGTGAGGACGGGAAGACGCACTTTCAAGCAGCGGACAGCCTCGGAGTGGTCGAGGTACGAGCCAAAGAAACGGCTGACCAGTGCGATTATCTGATTTACTGTTACATTGACCGATTCGATAAGGATTCCCGCCCCATCAAGCAGATTCAGGTGTGGGACAAAACGCAAACATGGTTTTATACCCAGATCGATGACGGCGAAATAACGCTGGATGAATCGGAAAAGGACAACCCAAGGCCGCACACCCTCTATCAGAAGGGCGAAAAGCTCTATATGGACAGCTATGGGGAAATCCCCTTTATTCGGCTGGATAACAACCGCAAGCAGAGCAGCGATATTGCCACCATCAAATCCATGATTGACGATTACGACGTGATGAATTGCGGCCTCTCCAACAATATCGAGGGCACAAACGAAGCGCTGTATGTCGTCACAGGCTTTGATGGGGACAATCTCGATGAGCTGATGAAGAACATCCGGGCGAAAAAGGTTGTCGGCGTGGGCGAAGGCGGAAACGTCAACGTGCAAACGGTAGACATTCCCGTTGAAGCACGCAAGGCCAAGATGGAGACCGACGAAAAGAACATCTTCCGCTTTGGCATGGGCGTGAACATGGAAAGCCTGAAGGACACGGGCGCGACGGTCAGCATTGCCATCAAGGCGGCGTATTCCTTGCTCGATCTCAAGTGCAACATGCTCGAAATCCGCTTGAAGCAATTCATGCGCCGGATGCTGAAAATCGTGCTTGCGGAAATTAACCATGATAACGGCACGGACTATCAGCAATCGGACGTTTACTTCTGTTTTAAGCGTGAAACCATCGTCAACGAAGCGGAACAGGCGACCATTGAGCTGACCAAAGCCCAGCGGCGGGCGGCAGAGATCAACACCATTTTGAGCCTTGCCTCTACCATCGACGACGAAACCCGGCTGAAGCTCATCTGCGAGCAGCTTGAAATCGACTATGACGAGATCAAGGACAAAGTGCCGAAGGAGGACGAAACCGGGCTGCCGCTCTATCAGGTGCAAAAAGAGCTTGACAACGCAAATCTGGAAGAATAGGCGTGATGAACCATGAGCATTGAACCGATTACAAGATTACAAAGATTTCTGCGGGTGCTGGCGGATAGCTCGGCAGATATGCCGGAACCGTTGAGAAATTTGGAAAAATGCTGCTGCTATGCGTGCGGACATCTGGACACCCGACCAGAGCTGCACACGACCCTCGAAAAGCTGATTGCATCCGTGCGCGATAAGTCCATCGTGCCGCCAAAGCCCAACACGCGCCTTGAAAAGTACGTGGCGGCAATGGCGGGCGTATGGGATGACGAACTGCCCGAACCCATCACAAGAGAGGATAAGATTCTTTTCGAGGCTGCATCCGGCGAGGATGTGACGCTTTCCGGAAATCCCCTCATACTGGAGAACTGCATCGGCGGGAAGGCACTAAAAGCGTTACACGTCTACGGCAAGAGCACGCAGGACGGCACACCTAGCCCGGACAACCCGGTGCCGATCGTGAGCGCGGGAGACGGTGGAAGCGAGGCGGTTAAGGTGACGGGAGCAAACATGCTGGAAGGCACTAAACCCGGCGTTGAATCGACCTCATCTGGAGTAACTTTTTCGTGTGGCGAAAACGGTGTCTTAATTACTGGTATAGCTACCTCGACCTCGTCAATAACCTTGCACAAAGATACAATATCCAAGTTGCCTCTTGGTATTTATTATCTTACGACTAAGGGTTTGAGCGCTTCTGTTGTGCTCAACTTCTTCTACGTCGGAAAATTCACATCCGATCAGCAAAACCAGAAAGTATTTCTCACTAAAGATGCGGAATATTCGCTCATTCTACAAGTTCAAAAAGGTGCGACGCTAAATACTATTGTGCAGATATCCTTAACAAGAGACGAAACCACCGCCTACTCTCCCTACCGTGAGCAGCTCCTTACCCTCCCCACGCCAAACGGCCTTCGCGGCATCCCTGTCACGTCCGGCGGCAATTACACTGACCCGACAGGCCAGCAATGGGTGTGCGACGAGGTGGACTTTGCGCGCGGTGTGAGGGTGCAGAGGGTGAAAGTGAAAGAGCTAAGTCCCGATGACAAGTGGACGTATCAAAAGTTAGATGGCGGAAACAACAATTACCAAGAGAGGCTCGATGATACGGTTTCCGCAAAAGCCGGATGGCCATGCATTTGCAACATACTGCCTTTTAAGAACGTTATGTGGAATGACAGCGTGGCGAACCTTCCAAAAATCTATGCATACGCTAAAGAAATCACTGCCAGTTTTCCACCAAGCTCTGAGTATTCGTCACTTGAAGCCTTTAAGCAGTTGTTGACGAATGTGAAATCCGTTATCTACTACGCCCTCGCCACCCCCATTGAGACGCCGCTCACGGATGCGGAAATCGCCGCATACAAATCGCTAACTACCTACGCGCCAACGACCGTTGTGCAGGCCGCAGACGGCGCAGGGCTGGAAGCAACCTACAAATGCAACGTGAGAAAAGCCGAAAAGACCATCAATGACCTGTACGCCGAACTTACGGCAGAATTGGAGGCATAACATGAGCACGACCGCGAGACTTTGCAAAATCCTGATTACCAAGAGCCGCTATACATACGATGATATGTATGCAAAGCTCGACCTTTTCCTCTTGATGGGTCGCATCAGCGATGAGGATTATGTCGAGCTGACCGGAATGCTGGTTAAGCCTGAAGAGACGGAGCAACCGGGGGACGGCGAGCAGAGCGATGTGATTTCCGGTGAATAAGGCCGAAAAAGAGGTCATCCAAAGCCAGCTTGACAACGAAAAGGCCGTGCTGCTTGATCTCAAGCGCCAGTATGCGCGGGCGCTGCGGGACATCAACGATAAAATCAGGATGCTGCAAAGCGATGAGCTGACGCAATCGCGGGCTTATCAAATCCAGTACCAGAAGGCGCTCAAGGCGCAAATCGAGGCTATTCTGGATAAGCTGCAAGGCGATGAGTTCAGCAGCATTCAGGATTATCTTTCCCACAGCTACACGGAAGCGTATGTCGGCACGATGTACGGCTTGCACGGGCAGGGAATCCCCATCATAACGCCCATTGACCAGCGGGCGGCGGTGAAGGCGGTTGTCACGGACAGCAAGCTATCCACCAACCTGTACGCGGCGCTGGGCTATGATATGGACAAGCTGAAGAAACACGTCCGCGAGGAAATCACGCGAGGGCTTGCTTCTTCGCTGCCCTATGACCAGATTGCGCGGAACGTGTCCATGTTTTCCACCCTGCCGCTTGCCAACGCAAAGCGGATTGTCCGCACGGAAGGCCACAGGATACAGCAAGCCTCCGCTGAGGACGCGCGACAGGCCGCCAAAGCCAAGGGCGCGGATGTTGTGAAGCAATGGGACGCAAGCCTTGACGGAAAGACGCGGCCTCTACACCGGGCGCTCGATGGTCAAATCCGGGAAACGGATGAACCCTTCGAGGCGAACGGAATAAAGGTGAATATTCCGGGCGCTTTCGGCGACCCGTCGCAAGATTGCAACTGTCGTTGCGTGGCGCTGACCCGCGCACGGGCGGCGCTGGATGCGGACGAGCTGGCAACGCTGAAGCAGCGGGCGGAGTTCTTTGGGCTGGATAAGACGGAGAGCTTCGAGGACTTCAAAAAGAAGTATCTGAAAGCGTCTGAAACCGTTGAAAAAACTGGGAAAAATGGTATAATAAAAGCAGATAAGATTGTATCCGGCCACGCTGGAACACCGAAGAAGGCGACGCCGGGAACAGTCATCGACCATAAGAGCGACAGCGACGTGGTAAACGTCAGGAGCTTCTACGGCACGAACGGGTTGAAAGAAAAAGATATCCACACAGACGATCATGGTTATCCGAATCGGCATAAGTTCGGCCAGCATGGCGAACATGCCCACGATTATGAGTGGGATGAAAACGAACGGCTGAAGAATAAAACAACCAGAGAACTCAGCCAAGAAGAACGGGAAGGGAGCAGCGATATCTTGTGATGAACAAATCAGAATTGAGACAGATTATTCTTGATTGTTGTAATGATGTGGTTTTCACATTCAACGGCAAGGAATCTGGAATCACATCCGATGTCAAGAATTACGTCCCGACCTTCCACGCATGGCATGGAAAAGAAACGAAGTCATATTCCGATGTGGATGTGCTGATGGATGATGAGTTTTTCAGCGGGAAGTCAATTACAGACTTGATTGGGAAAGTTAAATTTACGTTTGCCTAAAGCACCGTTCAATCGAATGGTGCTTTTTTCATGCAAAAAAGACAGTCAAACGCGGCTGTCTTTTTATGTTGGATTTGAAAGGAGATATGAACCATGAAACCCTGCTTCAAAGTTTGGTTTAAGGCTGCCGGAATCCGTGCCATCAAGACGGTGGCACAGGCGGCCATCGCAACCATCGGCTCGTCTGCCGCTATGGGCGACGTGAATTGGGCGCTTGTCGCGTCCTCTGCGGCGCTGGCGGGCGTGCTCTCCCTGCTGACCTCCGTTGCCGGACTGCCGGAGTGCAAGGACGAAAAAGAAACGCCGGAAGAGCTGGACACGCTCGACGAAGGGGCGGATGAAGATGTATGACCGACAAAAGGTGCTGAATATCGCCCTCGCGGAGGTCGGCTATCTGGAAAAGGCCAGCAGAAACGCGCTGGACGATAAGACGGCCAACGCCGGAGATGCGAATATCACCAAATATGCGCGCGACCTTGACGCTATCAGCTTCTACAATGGCCGAAAACAGGGCGTGGCATGGTGCGACGTGTTTGTTGACTGGTGCTTTGTACAGGCATACGGCAAGCTGGCGGCGCTGAAGATGACCTTCCAGCCGACGGTGAGAAAGAACAACGCGGGCGCTGGTGTCAAGTGGAGCCGTAAATACTACGAGCAAAAGGGACAGTTCTTCCATTCCCCACAGGTTGGAGACCAAATCTTCTTTGGCACTTACGGAAGCGAAACCCATACTGGCCTTGTCTACAAGGTAGATGGGAGCCGCGTCTATACGGTCGAAGGCAATACATCCGGCGCGAGCGGCGTGGTCGCCAACGGCGGCGGAGTTTTCAAAAAGAGCTATCCCCTCTCCCACGGTCGAATCTGTGGCTATGGCCGTCCGGCGTATGGCGTACAGACAGCGGCAGAACCAGAACGGGAACAACCAAAAGAACCCGAAGAAAGCGCGGATTATACGCTCTACACCGTGAAGAAGGGCGACACGCTTTGGCGCATCGCTCAAAAGCTGCTTGGCAGGGGCAACCGATACAAAGAGATCAAGCAGCTTAACGGCATGCAGAGCGACAAGATTCTCGCTGGGCAAACCATCAAAATCCCGAAAAAGGCATAACGGCGCGAAACGCGCCTTTTTTGCATCGTCCAGCGCCGGGACGTAAAAGAGGGCGCTGTCTCAAAACGTGGACGACCCACGTTAAAAGCGTATATCAGAAAGGATAGGGGCATCTATGACGATCAACGAAATTCTCAAGGCGAAAGGCATTTCTGACGAAACCGTGGCCGACATTCTCGCAGCGATGAAGGAAAACAAAATCTTCACGGCGGGCGAGGAAAACCTTGATATCCGATACGGCAAGCTGAAAACCCAGAATGACGCGACCGCGCAGCAGCTCACCGAGGCAAACGCACTCATCGAAGAGCTGAAGAAGGGCACCAAGGGGCAGGAAGGCTTGCAGCAGAAGATCACGGCGTATGAAACGCAGGTGCAGCAGCTTCAGGCGGAGCTTGAAAAGACCAAGCTCGAAGCGGCCATCAAGGTCGAGCTGCTTTCCAGCAAGGCGAAGGACGTGGATTATCTCGCGTACAAGCTGAACGAAAAGCTCAAGCACGACGGCGAAACGCTGACGCTTGACGATAACGGCGCAATCAAGGGCTGGGACGACAAGCTGGCAGGACTGAAAACCCAGTTCCCGACCATGTTTGAGACGGACAGCGGGAACGGCGACGGCTATCAGATTTATCAGCCCAACAAGCTCAAGAGCGGTGACGGAGGCGAACCGACCCCGACGAAGGAGAGCTTCAAAACCATGAGCTATGAGCAGCGCGTGGCCTTGAAGCAGAAGAACGAGACGCTTTATAAGCAGCTCTCCAAGTAACGACAAGAAAGGATGATATAAGATGGCAAGGACTGGACTTTTCGGCGGCTTCTACTTTGACGAGGAAGTTTTCACCGACATGATGGCCGAGGCCGAGTATTGGAGCAACCCGATTCTGGCTTCCGGCGTTATCCGCAATGACCAGAGCATCATGGACGCTATCGGCGCGAAGGGCAACGTCGCGACCATGCCGATCTATACCCCGCTGAACATCCATGACAGCAACATGGGCGCTCTGAACAACGACGGCATGACCGATAACACCCCGGTTGAGATTTCCGGCAGCAAGCAGACGATGATGCTGATTCAGCGCATGAAGGCTTTCAAAGCCAAGGATTTCACCAAGGAACTGACGGGCGCTGACCCGATTTCCCGCATCAAGGCCAGCGTTCAGAGCTACTATAAGCAGGTCTGGGAAAACGAGATGATGAACGTTGCACAGGCGGTCATGGGCGTTTCCGCGCTCTCCGACCATGTGACCGACCTCTCCATCACGACGGGCACCATCGCCGACGCGAACAAGATCAACGAGACGACGCACATTGACGCGGAGCAGGCTGCGCTTGGCGATATGGCGGGTGGCCTCGGCCTCATCGTGATGCACAGCAAGATTTTCGCCGCGTATAAGAAGCTGGCGCTCGTCGAGTATGACAAGTACGTTGTCAATGGCGCTATCAAGCAGGAAATCAACCTGCCGACCATCGGCGGCAAGCACGTCCTCGTGACGGATTACTACACGCTGGACGCAACCACGACGGGCTTCCCGGTCTACAAGACGTATCTTTTCGGCGAAGGTGCTTTCCTGTCTGCCGATAAGACCAACTACGAGAACCAGTATACGACCAATTACGACCCGCAGACGGCGGCGGGCACTGACCTGTTCTATACCAAGCAGGGCAAGGTTCTCCACCCGAACGGCCTTTCCCTCGCGGTGGACAATATTGCCAAGGAATCCCCGACGTTCGCCGAGCTTGGCACGGCGGCCAATTACAGCCTGAAGTTCAACCACAAGAACGTCAAAATCGGCCTGATTAAGTCCAACGGTTAAGAGGGGAGTGCCCGAAACATGAACAGATTTGTGATTGTGGATGGGCTGCCTTACCTGTACGCCGACGACGGCAAAACCTACACGGTGCGCTGGGACGAAAAGGGCTTTACGGTTGGGGCGGAGGTTCAGCTCTCCGTCCCTTCTCCCTTTTTTACGTTTTCCGAGCTGTCCGTCAAGGCGAAATGCGCCGGACGGCTTGACAGCATCGCGGCGGTACAGGACGAGCAGCAGGATGAGCAGCAGGATGAGCAGCAAGCCCACGAAACCAAATTGGAAGAGCTGACGGTCGCCGAGCTGCGTGAATTTGCCGAGCAGCGTGGCATTGATCTCGGTGAAGCCAAGAAAAAGGCGGAAATCCTCGAAGCGATTAAGGGCGTGATGGAATGATTTTGACGGTCGAGGCGCTACGAAAGCACATCGAAACCGACGAAACCGACGACGTGCTGGAAGAAAAGCTGCGGGCGATGGAGCTTTTGATTCGTGCTTATACGAACAACAATTTCCAGCAGCGGGCGGCACGGCGCGAGGCTGACGTTGTGGGCGGCTTTCTCTACATGGAGGCGCTCCAACCCTTTGATGTCGGTGACACGCTGCAAATCAGCGATTCCGAGCTGAACGACGGCCTCTATACGGTCACGGAAGCGGATGACGCAACCGTTACGCTCAAAGAAAAGACCTACGACGAAAAGAATGTCCGCGTGACGCGCGTCATCTATCCCGCCGATATCAAGATGGGCGTGGTCAACATGATGAAATGGGAACTGAATAACCGGGAAAAGGTGGGTATCAGCTCTGAAACCATTTCCCGGCACTCTGTGTCTTATTTCGATATGTCCGGCGACAATTCCATTGCCGGATTCCCGAAGGCGCTGCTGGGCTTCCTAAAGCCCTACATGAAGGCGCGATTCGGTCAGGGGGTGCGCGTATGAAGGGCATCGGCGGCAACCTGACGGCCATCATCGAAAAGCGCACAGTGACCAAGAACGAAATCGGCGAGCATATTGAAAGCTGGCAGGAGGCGGAAAGGCTGCGCGGCTGGCTCGATCTTGCTTCCGGCGATTCCCGTTATACGGTATTTTCCGCCAAGGTGCAGCAATCCACGCACGTATTCATTGCGGATTATAAGCCGCTGCCGGATGACGTGACGGCTGAAAATGCACGGGTGACGATTGCGGGCAAGCGTTACGACGTGATGCTGATTGACAACCCGATGGAGCTGGGCGCGGGAAGTCAGCTTGAAATCTATCTCAAATACACTGGGGGACAGTGATATGGCGAATGTCGTCTTTAACGATATGAGCTTGGAGGTCGAGGCGGCGCTTGATGAAACCACTATCGCATGGTTGAACGCATGGGCGGCGGAAATCGCCTCCACGGCGGCGAGAAACTGCCAGATGGATGAAGACGCGGGAAAGCAGCTCAAAGGCTCCTATGGCTTCCAGACGGACGACAGCGCGGGCAAGGCGCAAGTCGGAACACCTCTTGAGGCCGGATATTGGGAAGAGTTCGGAACAGGCGAATACGCGGTTCACGGCGACGGTCGAAAAGGCTGGTGGATTTACTGCCCCGGACAGCCTACCATGGGAGGCGGTCAGACATACGCAACAAAAGAAGAAGCGCTTGCGATGGCTGCTTATATCCGCGCACGGTACAAGAAAGAGGCCATCGTCACCAATGGCCGCAGACCGAGCCATACGCTTGAAAACGCCTTTAAGGGAAATCAGGCGAAGGCCAAAGCCGACCTTGAAGCAAAGCTGAAGGAGAGGATGGAAGAATGACCACTGAAACGATGAAATACATCAATAACCTGATGGACAGCCTTTCTATCCCATACGCCTTCATGGAATGGAAAAGCAAGCCTCCGGGCGACCGCTATTTCGTCGGCGAGTATACCGAAACCCCAATGGCGACGCTTGAAGAGGACGGGAGGCAGGAAACAACGTTCATCCTCCGGGGCTTTACGCGCGGAGACTGGGGGCTGCTGGAAAAGGACAAGGCCGCCATCGAAAAGAGCGTGGCGGTTACGACCATCCTGCCGGACGGGACGGGGCTGGCCATCTTCTACGGCGGCGGCTATCCCGTGCCGACGGGCGACGCGGAGCTGAAAAGCATTAAAATCAATCTGACCATACAGGAATGGAAGGTGAACTGATATGAAAACGGGTATCAATGGCGTGTCGGCAAACACGCCCAAGAATATCCTCTTCGGTGCTGGCACGATTCACAAGGGTCTGAAGTACGAGGGCGACAAGTGGAACTTTGACGCGAGCATCATCGGCGCGACGAGCGGCGGCAGCAAGCTCTCCATCGTGCCGGAAATCACGAAGGTCGAGGCCGACGGCGTGTTTGTCTCCGCCAAGGGGCTGAACAAGAAGACGGGCGAAACGGCCACGATGGAGGTCAATCTGCTGGAGCTGTCCAAGGAGGTCATCACGGCGGCGACGCTGGGCAATGCTGGAACGTCTGCCGATACAAAGTATGATCTCATCGAGAGCAAGGCCGACATCGTGGAGGGCGACTATTGGGAGAACATCGCCTTTGTCGGCGCAACGCTTGACGGCGAGCCGATCATCGCCATCCTCGACAATGCGCTCTGCACGAGCGGCCTTGAGCCGGAGAGCAAAAACAAGGAAGGCGCGGTCGGTAAATTTACCTTTGAGTGCTATGCCGAGCTTTCCGGCGACCTTGAAACGCTGCCGTGGCACATCTACTATCCCAAGGCAACCTAATCAGAAACCAACCGGGCGGGGGCTGCTTCCCTGCCCGATTTTTATAAAAAGGAGAGAGGCACATGGAAAACGTTGAATATACGCTGCGTGATTTGACGGCGGACGATATCTTTCTGGTTGTCAACGTCATCCGAAAAATCGGCATCAAGGAAATGAAAAACTGCTTTGCCACGCCGGAGGTGCGCGAGGCCATCAAGGCCACGATGCAGGGCAGCGATGAGAAGAAGACGGAAGAAAACGACATGACGAGCGTCGGTGTGGCCGTGATGCTGGAAGTCGCGGGCGTGATTATCGACCATCTGCCGGATTGCAAAGCCGAAATCTATGCCCTGCTTGCGGCGCTCTCCGGCATGAAGGCGGATGAAATCGCCGCGCTTCCGTCTCGTGTGTTCATGGCGATGGTCAAGGACACCATCAGGAAAAAGGAGTTCCCTGATTTTTTCGCGGGTGTGCTCGGATTGTTGAAATAAACGACGTGCAATTCTTTGACCTGATTTTCCGGCGATATGCCTCCCCTCTCACCCTGCTTGATGGGATGATACGGGGCGGGCGGCTGGAGGAATTTGTCAACGAATTTGTCGGCCTATACAACAAAGAGCAGGAAGATGAAACGCTCTGGAAGATTTGGCTGCATCGGGTTTTTGATCAGTCCTATGCAGATTTCCGTGCGTCTGTCAAATCGGACGCGAAAGCAGCACCAACGCAGGAAGAAATCAAGAGCACCGTCTCGCAATCGTATACCATGCTGACGGGCTTTGACCCTTCTGGGGGTGCAAGAGGTGGAGCTATTCAAGATTCTGGGGACAATCGCGATTGACAACGAACAGGCCAATCGGGCGCTGGAGGAAACGACGGCCAAAGCGGACGGCGCTGGGAAAAAGTCGGAATCCGCCTTCTCAAAGATTGGCGGCGCGGCAATGAAGGTCGGAAAGGCCGTTGTCGCTGCGGGCGTGACGTTGGGAACAGCGTGGATTGCGGCCATTGAGGGCAGCCGGGAATATCGGACGGAAATGGGCAAGCTGGACACGGCCTTCGTAACCAACGGCCATTCCTCCGACGCGGCGAAAAAGACCTATCAGGATTTACAGGCCGTGCTCGGCGAAACGGACGTTTCCGTTGAGGCTGCGAACCATCTGGCTGTGATGACGGACAACGAAAAGGATTTGCAGACGTGGACGGATATCTGCACGGGCGTTTTTGCGACGTTCGGCGATTCACTCCCTATTGAGGGACTGACGGAAGCGGCAAACGAAACGGCCAAGGTCGGCGAAGTGACCGGACCGCTCGCGGATGCGCTGAACTGGGCGGGCATATCCGAGGATGAATTTAACGACAAGCTGGCCAAGTGCTCCACCGAGCAGGAACGCCAGAAGCTCATCATGGAGACGCTGAACAATACCTATAAGAGCGCATCCGACCAGTACAAGAAGACCAACAAGGACGTGATGGACGCAAACAGCGCACAGGAACGGCTCAACGGCGCAATGGCCGAGCTTGGGCGCGTGGGTGAACCAATCCTGACAGCCGTTAAAAACGCGGTTGCGGGCATGGTTGAGGCTGCCGTCCCAAAGCTCGAATCCTTCATCCGCAAAATCAAGGACATGCGCAAATGGATGAAGGAGAACAAGACGACGGTGGACATTATGAAGGCGGGCATTGTCGCGGCGACGGTCGCGGTTTCCGGCTTTGTGGCCGTGATGGGTTTTTCCAGCGCGATGAAGAAAGCATCGGCGGCCATCAAGCTCGTCACCGTGGCCATGAAGGCGCTGAACGTCGCCATGAAGGCCAACGTCATCGGCATTATTATCACGCTGATTGCGGCTCTTGTGGCTGGTTTTCTGTACCTGTGGAAAAACAACGAGGGTTTCCGAAATTTCTGGATTTCGATGTGGGATAAAATCAAATCTGCATGTGGTTCGGCCACCAAGTGGATTAAGAGCAAATTCAACGATCTGAAAGGCGCGGTGAAAACCGTTCAGGATTCCTTCGGGAAGATCAAAAGCGCCATCACCGACAAGATGGACGATGCGCGGGAAAAAGTGAAAAGCGTGATTGACAAAATCAAGGGCTTTTTCCCGCTGAAGGTCGGGAAAATCTTCAGTAACCTGAAAATTCCAAAGATTTCCGTCAGCGGAGGAAAAGCACCTTTCGGAATCGCTGGCAAGGGAAAGCTGCCGAATTTTAATGTGAAGTGGAACGCCGAAGGCGGTATCCTTGACAAGCCCACCATTTTCGGCATGACTGGCGACACGCTGCTCGGCGGCGGAGAGGCCGGAAAAGAAACTATTGCCCCTATCGACACGCTGCAAACCTACATCCGGGAAGCGGTGCGGCAGGATAACGAGGCCATCATCCGAACGCTCATTGAGCAAAACGGGCTGCTGATGGACTTTCTCCGACGCATCATGCCGAAGGATGTGAGGCTATCCAATGGTGCGCTGGTCGGCGAACTTCTGCCCCTGTTTGACGCGGGCATGAACGACAGGCTGACCCACACGATGAGGGGAAACACACGATAAAAACTTTTTTATGGAAGATGGGCGGTGAAGCCTATGAACATATTTGAACTTTTCGGCACCATTGCAATCGACAACGCAAAAGCAAATAAGGCGATATCTGACACGGACAACAAAGCGAGCGGCCTATCGAATACGATGGAGGCCGCTTTCGGCAAAATTGGAAGTCTGGCCAAGAAAGTCGGTACGGCGGTTGTGGCGGCCTTTGCCGTGGACAAAATCAAGGACTTTGGAAAAGATTGTGCTGAAACCTACGCCAGCATCGCGGCGGAACAGGCATCTTTTGAGCAGATTATGGGCGACTACGCCTATATGGCGCAGGAGAAGATGGATAAGGTCGCCAGCGAGACGGGCATGGTATCTTCTCGCCTCACGCCTTACATGACCAGCATGACGGCGAAATTCAAGGGCTTGGGCTATGGCGTGGATGAGGCGACCAACCTTGCACAAGAGGGCTTGACGATTGCTGCGGATGCGTCGGCCTTCTGGGACAAATCGCTTGATGAATCCATGTCCCACTTGAACAGCTTCATCAACGGCAGCTATGAAGGCGGCGAGGCAATCGGTCTGTTTGCCAACGATACGCAGATGGCGGCCTATGCCGTCAAAAAAGGCATCGTTTCGGAAACAAAGGCATGGTCGGCACTGGATGAAGCAACCAAACAGGCGACGCGCTTGCAATACGCCAAGGATATGATGGCGCAATCCGGCGCAACGGGGCAGGCAGCGAAAGAATCCGGGGAATATGCAAACGTCCTTGCAAACCTGAATGAGCACATGCGCCAGCTTAAAGGTGTTATCGGCAAGCCCATTCTGGAAAAGCTCATTCTTCCGGCAATGCGGACGCTGAACAAGATCATGCCGGGGCTGACGGAAAAGACCAAGGCTTTTATGACGGGATTTTCCAATGGCCTTGATAAAGTTGCCGGGTATTTTAAGGACGTATTCACAGAAAACGGGTTGAACCTCAAGGCGTTGCCGCAAGCGTTCAAGAAAATGGGAACGGACATCGTGTCCTATCTTAAAAACTTGTCCGTTGGCAATGGTGATTTTTTCAAAAATATCGGGCAGAGCATCGGAAATCTGTTCGTCAATCTCAACAAAGCAATCCGTGGGGCACTATCGAAACTGGTTGATGATATTCCTTCCATCCTTTCGGCGGTTGCTAATGCCATCAGTACGGCGTGGCAAAGCGTGGTTTGGCCGCTGATTCAGGGCTATTTCAAGGCGATATTCGGCGTTGATTTGCCTGACTGGAGCCAAATTGCCACGGATATCTCGACAGGATGGAATACCGTTATTTGGCCAGCTATTCAGAATTTCTTCAAAACAGTCTTCGGAATTGAATTGCCGAGCTGGACGGATTTGACGCAAAAGATTTCTGATGGATGGAATAATGTGATATGGCCAGCCATTCAAGATTTCTTCAAGGCGATTTTTGAACTCAATCTTCCGTATTGGAGCGATCTTGCTACAAAAATCGCTAACGGCTGGAATGATGTGATCTGGCCGGAAATACAGAATTATTTTAAGGCAACCTTCGGAATTGATTTGCCTGACTGGAATGATCTTGCGCTTAGAGCCGCGCAATGGTGGGAAGATGAAGCCCTTCCAGCCATTCAGGGCTTTATCAAAGCACCGTTCGGTATTGACCTTCAAGACTTTGGAACGGTTGCTGCCAATATCAAAGCATGGTGGGACGATGTGCTGAAAACGGTGGGCGACATTTTCAAATCCATATTTGAAGTAAAACTGCCTTCTGCTTCGGAAGTCGCAGATAGCATCACCTCGTGGTGGAACGGCGTAAAGAGCAGCATTGCGGGAATTTTCAATATCAACGCCAATGTCAGCCATTCGTTCGGCGGTGGTTCTTCCACAGGGACAGGCGGAGGAAGATCAATTCCGGGACACGCCAACGGCCTTAATTTCGTTCCACGCGACGGCTATCTGGCGCGGCTGCATTACGGCGAAACGGTGCTAAACCGGGCGAACGCTGACGCATGGAGAAGCGGCACAATGGGCAGCGCGGAGGTCGGGCGGCTTGAAACGGCCATCAATGCTCTTTCCGGCCTGATGCAGCAGATGGTCGCCAATACGCGCGGCGGCCAGCAAATCGTCCTTGATTCCGGCGTACTGGTTGGCCAGCTTGCGCCGCGCATGGACGAGCAGCTCGGCACCATCAGCGGACGCAAAGGAAGGAGGAATTGACCATGATGGGCGTGATTTTCGGAGAAAAACATTCCTATCGGGATTGGGGGCTTGTGCTCAAAAGCCGCCCTGTCATCAGTCCTCCGACCCCGAAAACAAAATTGATTCAGGTTCCCGGCTCTGACAGGGTGATTGACCTGACGGAAAGCCTGACGGGCGCTGTTCACTATGAACTGCGCCAGATGAGCTTTGAATTTCTGATGATTGATGAGCGGG